AGTAAGCCTGCTATTTACCTACAATTTCTAATGATTAAAACAATAAATGTCAAGCAATTGTTTACCAACACTCTCGTTGGTAGTGTCCGAGCTACCGTTGCTCTCTCACTCGCTGCCTTTCTTTTATCTTGGAAGGTTGGTGTTTTTAACGGTACTGTCCTTGGAGGAGTGGTTATACTTCTCTATATTGGACTAAGATTTGTGAAGTTGTTGCGAGGGTTCAGCGCTTTAGTTGGTTATGAGACTGATGCCGCTGATATACTTAATTCTGTGGAAGGATTCCAAGATTTCCGTGACGGTGAAGTTGTTGAGGACTCGGTGCTTATTGGGCGACGGGGCATACATGACTTCAAGCGTAAAAATTGGATCTCGAAGTTGGTACTCGAGGGTAAAGCTAGATTTGGTCGGTTGTCGCGAACCGAGGCTAATCGATTGGTTGTCCGTAAGTATTTGTACGATATGTGTACAGAGAAGGGGATGCGGCCATCACACATAGTTTCTATTTTAGATCTAGCAGTCGATTTTGTTTTTATTCCCACCCCTTCTGAGGTGCGTAATAAGCAACTTCTTTACTCTAATGTCGTACAAACTCTCATGCATGAAGACCGAAAACCAATCTCACGTGAACTGTTTAATACAGTTGACATGGGGTATTCTGGTTGACGGTGCTTGCGGGTGTTACCAGGGATAGATAGTGTTCCGTCTACATTGTCTATTTCGAACCTGGTGGTAACAAAGACGCATGAGAGCACAGTGAATAAACGTAGAAAGGTGTTTCAAATCCCTGGAGTTTCTAGTAATGTACACTTTTCTATTCATAACAACAACATTGTTAACTTGACTAAGGCTGTGCTAGAAAGGGTGTTTTTCATTAAGAAAGCATCGGGTGAATTCACTCGCCCACCTCAGCCTAATCAGAACATATTCACGTCTGGGTTGAAGAAATTCAAAGACCAGCTGTTATCTTATGTTCCCTCGACCACCCCATATACTAGTGATGAGTTTGTTGCTACGTATTCGGGTCGCAAGAACAAAATTTATCAGAAGGCCGTTGACACTCTTAAACTGCGGGAGGTTAATGTCAAGGACTCATACGTGAGTGTATTCGGTAAGTGTGAAAAGACGAATTTATCGGATAAGAAGGATCCGGTAATGAGAGTCATCTCGCCCCGCAAGCCAGTTTATAATGTTGTAGTAGGCAAATTCCTAAAAGCTTTTGAGCATAAGCTATATTTAGGTATCGCCCGGGTTTTTGGGGAGACCACGGTGATGAAAGGATTTAATGTTAAACAAGTTGCCTCACACATAGAGAAGAAGTGGAATAAATATCGGTCTCCTGTGTGTGTAGGGTTAGACGTGAGTAGGTTTGATCAGCATGTTTCCAAAGAAGCACTTATTTGGGAACATTCTGTTTATAATGCTCATTTCCGCGATAATGATCTTGCTAAGTATTTAAGTTGGCAAGTGAATAATAAATGCTTTGGTAATGCCACCGATGGTAAATTGAAGTATTCGCTAGTTGGTGGTAGATGTAGTGGAGACATGAACACTGGCATGGGTAATTGTTTGCTCATGTGTGCGTTGATATACCGTTACATGGAATTAGTTGGCGTCACTAAGTACTCAGTGATTGATAATGGTGATGATGCTGCTATCATATTAGACAGGAAAAATCTGAAGTCATTAGATGGATTGAATGATTTTTACCTATCATATGGTTTTACGCTTAAGATTGAAAAACCAGTTTATGAGATTGAGCAGATCACCTTTTGTCAAATGAATCCAATTTGGGTTCCTGGTGGGTATATTATGGTTAGGAATCCTAGAATTTCTTTGGCTAAGGATAGTTTATCTATAAAGCCTTTGGATAATGAGGGGGTTTTTAAGAAGTGGGTGAAAGCCGTCGGGGAGGGAGGATTGTCCCTTACCGGCGGTGTGCCAATTGTTCAGTCATTTTACAGAGCTTTATATCGAGCTGGGAATGGTGTCAGATCTCTTCGCGGTGATCCTATACAGGATGATATGTTTTATTGGGGTCGCGGGATGGATAGGAGTTATTCATTCGTTGAAGCGAAAACTCGTTATAGTTTTTATCTTGCATTTGGTATTTTACCGGATATGCAGATTGAGTTGGAAAAATACTATGATGAGGTTGATCCACAATATAGTAAGCCATATTATACCGATGTTTATGGTGATGAGGTATACCATATATAGATACAGTTGTCCGAAATGACGTTAAACTAATTGGGTCCCACCTTTAGTCCCAAAACGGTGGCATACTTATGTGGTTAAGGAGTCCACATAAGGCTTGTCTTAATACTTCCGTGCTATACAGAATGCCGAGAGACTGCACGGCGACACGGTTTTTACTGGTGGATGGGATGTACAGTCCAGCTTGCCACTGTATCCAATAATGGCTAAAATTAATAAGAATAAAAATATTAAAAATAAGAAAATGAATAAGCTATCCCTTAGTAAGATAACTGAGGTCGATATGCCTATCGGAAAATTCTATTCGGTTCCCAAACAATACCCTCAATATACTGGGCTTGGTCGTGGTGCCATACGTGTTGTTCACCGAGAATTACTTACTCAAATACAAGGTAATTCTAACACATCAACTGGTACATTTGTTATAGGCCTCATCTATCCCATGCAACCTGGCAGTGATGTAACTTTTCAATGGTTATATCAACTTGCAGTGTTGTTTGAGACATATAGGATTAATAAGATGAGGTTTTGCTATGTCCCTATGTGCGCTACTTCACAAGTTGGATCAGTTTATTTGGGAATTGATTATGATCCTGTTGATAGTCAACCAATATCTAAGTCAGCTTTTTGTTCACTTCCGTCAGTTGCGAGTGGACCTGCTTGGCAAGGATTTTGTCTTGATTTTGACCCCCGAAACGTTAGGCCGTTTAATGAGCACTACACTCGTGATGGTATCGTTAGTGGAACTGACCTCAAAACTTATGATTGTGGGAATCTCTTCATTGGTCTTGATGGTTTTGCTAACTCAAATCAGGTTGGTGATCTCTATGTTGAGTATGATATAGATTTTTACCAGCCCCAGGTGCCAGCGCAGGGTGCTGCTAATGTTTCTCAAGAGGCTTCATGTGCAGATAGTGGCTCAGGTATAATCACTCCAGGTGGATTCACTTCTAGTTCTGGTGATTTTATCTGTCAAGCTCTTTCATCCAGTACCCCAGGCCAGGGATTGTTAAAATTCCTTGAGTATGGTGACTACATTGTTAGTTTGTATCTTGAGGGCACTGCTACAAACACTGTTGCTACGTGTTCTGGGTTTACAAATTGTTCTGTAGCAGATTATGTTCCTTTGGTTGGAACAGCTAAGGGTATGTTTGATTTTATTGTTCGTGTGGATGATCTTACCCGTACGTTAACTATAGCTTTATCCACTTTGTCTGCTATTACTATTAATAGGTTCAGGATTAGTAAATATTATTATCCTTTGGGGTAGTTAGTTCAGTTAAAATAATATAAAATGTTATAATTCATGATAACCCATGGAGTGTGTCCCGCACTATAGTATGTGTTGTAGCATGCATTATAGGGAATAAAAATTAAGTCCTTGCTCGCAGTGCTCATCAGAGATGGGCAAAGCAACATGGTGTGATGGCGACATCACAGGGCCCAGAGTTGCTACCAGGTTATATTCAGCCTATAGAATATTTATTTATAGCCGTGAGGCTGCC